TTAAAGAATGGGATAACACTTATCAACTCCGTTTCCTCTTTATCCGTAAATGCAAAGTCAACTGTGTAAACACGTATCTCAGCATCGCAGTGATCCATCACTTCTACTTTTTCTTTAGTCATCGCCATAATCCTTCTCACCATAGGGTTTTGTCTCATAAGCATTCAGGTATGCTTCTTTCTCGAACTGACCGTATCCGTAGCGTAGGCGAGCAGGACGACCATAGTATGCGTCCATTGCTCCTACTTCGTGTGCCTCTTGTATCAGGTCTTCAACCATGTCTTTTACTTTAGCCATTGTATAGCTCCTTTCTTGTCTCTCTTATGGGTATATAAGCTGACAAATTTAGCAGTGTCAAGTGATTCTTTTGTGTTTGCATCAACAAAACTGTCATACTTGTACGGATTGTAAGTTGCATAACCATGCTCGACAATATCTTCTAGGGGGTATCCCATTGGTGCTAGATACCCACGCACAAATGCGTGAACATTCTTTTTCTTCTCTTGCAGTACCTTACGACGACCTGCCTGACGGACAACAAATTTTGCATCTCTGAGGTCTATTGCACTTGTGTGTGCGATCACTCGACCTGTCTCACAACTACGAACACTGAAACATTTCTTGTGCAGGTTCCAATAAACTTCTATCTTGCCCATTCTTTTACATCCTTCATGTAATGTCTAATCTTGTGTGTTGGTAACTCTTTGAATAACTCACGCACTAGGTGTTTGTGTGTAGTGTCATACCAATCGTGCATCAACTGGTGGACAACATCATCCATTTGTTCTTCGGTCAGTATGTCTTTCTCCGTATAGTAAGACCATTGTCCGTCTTCACCAACGTATGCCTCTCCAACTTTCATTTGCTTTCTCCTTATTTCCACTGCAGGGTTATGCTTCATCTAGTGCAGCTTCTAGTATTGCCATCATACCATCATATTCAAAACGGTCAATCTCATTTTTCAGAACACTGATAACTTGTGCCTGAGTGTATTCAAAGGTGTTAGCCTCGAAAACAATCACAGTCTCAGAACCATCGTAAGACCAACCATAGTCCATGATGATGTCAAAACACATTCCAGTTGATGTAAAGCTGCCGATATTATATGCGGCAAAATCCTTTATCTTTGACATGCGGCGTTTGCCTAATGCTTTCTTGATTGCGTCTACATTATATACGTTCATGGCGAAGCCTCCGTTACTAATTTCCACTGTAGGGGTAAACTGATTCGTCACCAGAGTCAAACCCTAATTTCCACTGTGGGGGGTAGACCCTTAATTTCCACTGTGGGGGGTCACTAGCCAAAATTTCTGTGACATATCCGAATTTGCTCGAATCAATACGAAAGGGTAGGTTCGCTATACCAAAGGGTAGGTCAATAGTACGAAAGTATAGGTTGACAGGATATTTCGGATAGTGTGGTAAAATTACAACGATTCGCAACAAATATTTGCTTGACTCGATTTTTTGATTGACGAATCGCATTGACTCGTATAACCGCATGAGCGACGAATCGGTATGCATGAATCGCATAGCACCTATGCATAGATCGCATAGATCACAGGTATGCATTTTTTGCATGTCTGATATGTCATAATCGCATAACATGATTCGAATCGTGCCACACAAGAATCTGTGCTTGTCAAGTCATAGCTGCCATGCATTTTTTGCATAGCTCGTCAGGTATGCATTTTTTGCAGGTCTGGTATGCATAAAGTGGGATAGTTTAACCATTAAACTAATGAGTCGGATTCCCCCCTGCGAGTCTCCCAATTTCGAGGCTGATTCGAATCTACCACGATTCTAGGTCTGGAGTCAATAGGGTCTGAGAGGCCCTAAAACGGCCCTTAGAGAGCCGAAACGGTTTTGATAGCCTACCCTAGCTTGAGAGTGATTCGACCCCAATAATTGCGTCAATGATATCAATAGGATAGCTTTATATACTTTCGGATATATAAAATATACTTCAGGATAGGTTTACAAGGCTGGCGAATCAGGCTACATTGATTCCATCGAAACGACATAAAAAGGAGTCACAATATGTCAAATAAACTTCAAGAATCAGCAAAAGGCCAACTTGAAAATGTCCTTGGTATTCAAACTAATCAAATGTGGATGCTAATTGAGGCAATGCCGAATCGCCAATATTCAAACCAAAGCGACCAAGATAAAGATTTACAATTGCTTGTCAAGCGAATTGAATCCTATCTGGCAACAAAAAACGCTTTCAACAAAGCATAATAAAACGCTTGACCCTAGCTAACGAATCGGCTAGGGTCTAATTATCGAAAGAAACAAGGAGTCGAGACAATGGAAAAATTAGTTCAAGCGTGGATTGAGTCACCAACTGAAAAGAACGCTATGCGCATTTTCAAGCATGTTAAAAAGCATCCTATGTCAGTTATCATGATTAACTCAACACAAAACAAAGCCCTAAATGAGGCCCTCGAATCCCTTAAATAAAGGGCTTGACCCTAGCTAACGAATCGGTTAGGGTCTACATATAACAACAAAGAAAACGGAGTCAGTTATGTTTTTATTCAAATTAACCATCAAATTGCAAATACTAGCGATTGTGTTCCTATTGGGCAAGTGGTCCTATGGCATTGCACCAGATAGCGACGGATTTGGAATCTTTGTGCCTAACGTGGGCGGCTATCATGTTTCGCTAATCAATGCAGAAGATTCAGGGTGGTACAACTAATATGCCCTTTATGCTTTATATCCCTTTTATCGTGGCGGTTTTCTTTATCGTCGTTATTGTCCTAATCAATACGGAGTCAGACTAATGTCTAATCAATCATATATCATTTACCAAGGGCCTAGCCTAATTGACGGTATGCCCATTGTGGCAATCGCACAAGTAAAGTCTGGCAATCGTAAAACAGGCGATATGGTGCAAACGTGGATTCTACGTTCTGATATTGATCCAATCACTGCATCACGTACAGGCGCAGACTCGTCAATTTGTGGTGATTGTCCACATAAGGGCAAGCCCTCTAACAAGGCAACAGGGCAAGCTATTGATCGGACTTGTTATGTCAATCTGTTGTTTGCCCCTAACGGCGTTTACAAGGCCTACAAGCGTGGCGCATACGAGCTTGCACAAGGCCACGACAACATTCGTGCTATTGGCCTATTGCGTGGCGTAAGACTAGGTAGCTATGGTGATCCGCTTGCAGTACCGCAATTCATTTGGGAATCCCTTACTAGTGGTGCTGAATATGTTACAGCCTACACCCACCAGACCAACACAATGCCAGAGTCTATTATGACTAGTGCGGATAACCTAGCACAAGCGGAGTCGGCGTGGGATAGAGGCGAACGGACATTCAGAGTCATTGCATCGCTGGACTCAATCGTTAAAGGCAAAGAAGTGTTGTGTCCTGCTAGTGAAGAGGCAGGGGCAAGAGTCCAATGCGCACAATGCAAGTTGTGTGGTGGTGCATCCGTCAAGGGCAAGAGCGTGGCAATCGTGGCGCATGGCACAAGCAAGCGTAAGGCAAAGGAGTTAGTGCAATGAAAACCTATAAATCTATCAATGAAACACCACACTTAGCAGGAGTCGGAATCAAACGACTCCCTTGGGATAAATCGGACGTTATCGCAGAATTTGACTCCAATCTGAATCTGACATTGCAACAACTATCCAGAATGTCTGGTTGGTCAATTAATGAGCTTAAAGAGTTGTTAATGTCTTAAATCTTTTACACTGTTGACTCCCTCAACTGGCGACTCTTCGGAGTCGTCTTTTTTTGTTGTGGTAATAAATGTTTAACAGTTGTTTGTGTTGTTGTTTTGAACTGGCGTTAACAAGTTAACAAAACGAAATGATTCGTGGTAGGCCTAGCGATTCGCTCTCCTAGTCAAGCAAAAACCTTTGTCAATACCCTATTTTTTACAATTGTGTGATACTTTTGCAACAAAACCGCAAGTATTGATCACAAATTGTTACAAACTGAAGTTTTCTATTGACATTTGTTGGGACCCTCCGTATAATACGCAAGCTGATTCGGCGGGGCCGTATGCACCCATATGTCCAAAATAAAAAATTTTATGGCGGTAACGATTCGTAACAACGTGTAACAAAGTGTGATGAGTACCTGTGTGTCAACAAAAAAGATTCGTTAGAAAACAACGATTTATAAAAAAAATAAAAAATGTGTGTATAAAACCACAAAAAAAGTACATATATATAGGTATAGGGGTATACTTAAGTATAGTACTTAAGTTCAAACATATAGAATTATATACATATAGTATATTATACATATAGATAATAAATCTAAAGTATAAAACTTAAGTATATACTATAGTTTGCTTTGTTGATCTCATCCAACCAAAACGAACTGTACCACACCTAACTTGACAGAGTAAGGTTTTGCCGATGGGTGGGGTCAACTGATTAAACTATTCAACTTGTATGAGTAATGGAAAAGAAACCAGCACTTCCGTATAGTGAACTTGTTGCTAAGAAGATCAAGGATGGAATCCGTAATGGTGTGTCTATAAAAGACATCATGGGTTCTATTCAGAAATATCAATATGCACCTAGTTCTACATCTACGTTGTATAAGACGTATGGCGAGTTGATTGCCGAAACTCGTGCCGATGTCGTAGGACAAGTCGGCTCTGTTATTGTGCAACAAGCTCTGGATGGTGATTTTAAGGCAGCAGAGTTCTACCTACGTTCTAAAGGTGGTTGGTCACCTACACAAACTATCAATGAAGTTGAGCAATCAGAAGACCCCGATACTGATGAAGGTGCTATCGACACTTTGATGATGTTGTTAGGCAAGAATGACCCTGATGAAAATAACAGCGACTGACCTTAGAGAGTTACCACCAGACAGACTTAAGGAAGTCTTATCACAGCTAGGCCCAAAGAAGACAGAAGAGCTTCAACACACTTGGGAGTTCTGGGCTAGACCAGAGCAGATAGAACCAGAAGGTGATTGGAATGTTTGGGTTGCTTTAGCTGGTCGTGGTTGGGGAAAGACGAGGGCTGGTGTTGAATGGGTAAGACACCAGATTAAAAGTGGGAAGAAACGTATTGCCGCAGTTGCTCCTACTAACTCTGATATTCGTCGTGTTATGGTTGAAGGTGAATCAGGATTTCTGAGTGTTTGTTGGAAGGGTGATAAGACCTATCGTGGCGGTAAGCTGGGATACCCAATATGGTCACCGACAAACAGAACACTTACATGGGAGAACGGAGCGAAAGTCGAGTTCTACTCAGCGGAAGACCCAGAGCGATTACGTGGACCTCAGTTTCACGCAGCATGGGCAGATGAAGTCGCAGCATGGCGTAACCAACAAGATGTATGGGACATGTTGCAGTTTACCTTACGACTTGGACGCAAACCAAGAGTGATGGTAACAACCACACCGAAGCCCACTAAATTGATGAGGGCTTTAATAGCTTCACCTCAGAGCCATATTACTCGTGGTTCCACATTTGATAACGTAGATAACCTTGCCAAACCTTTTCTTGAAACCGTTAAGAAAGAGTATGAAGGAACAAGACTTGGCAAACAGGAACTCTATGCAGAGATGTTGGAAGAGGCTGATGGAGCTTTATGGACGACACAAGTCCTTGACGGATGCACAATCGAAAAGAAAGACATCCCAGAATTAAATAGGATTGTTGTTTCAATAGACCCTGCAGTTACGGCAAAGACCGAATCCGACATGACAGGGATTATTGTTGCTGGAATAGATGTAAACGGAATTGGCTATGTACTTGAAGATGCCACAGATCGGTACAGTCCTGCAGAATGGGCAGCGAAAGCTATCTCGTTATACCAATCGTATAGTGCGGATCGTATTGTTGCAGAACGCAACCAAGGTGGCGACATGGTTCGCAGAACCCTTGAAGCGGAAGACGAAACAGTTCCTATCAGGCTTGTCCATGCTTCTAGAGGAAAAATGGCTAGGGCTGAACCTATATCTGCGCTCTATGAAAGAGGCAAAGTCAAACATGCTAAAGGGCTGGATGAACTGGAAACGCAAATGAGAACTTGGGAGCCTCTTGGCTCTATGGGTTCCCCAGATCGTCTAGATGCTTGTGTTTGGGCCTTAACTGACCTTATGTTGAACGGTGTAACCAATCCGACACTTCGCCTTTCTTATTCTAATGCCAAAGGTCTTACTCAGATACACTTAGGATAAACGATGAAAAATTTAAGCGAGGGACTTGGCAAAATTGAGCTTGGACAGGCTGGTACACACACTCGCCAAGGGACAATTCGTGCTGACGAGTTTCTACAAGACCTAAAAGGTAAACGTGCTATCAATAAGTTTCGTGAGATGCGAGACAACGATAGTACTATTGGCGCAATCATGTACGCCACAGAACAGGTTCTACGTGATGTAGACTATTATGTCGAACCTGCAAACGACACAGACGAAGCTAAACGTGAAGCTGAGTTTGTAAAGTCTGTATTAGAAGACATGGAGCATTCTGTTGATGACCACATCTCAGAAGCTCTATCGCACTTGACATTTGGTTTCTCATTATTTGAGGTTGTGTACAAACGCCGCCTTGGACCAGATAACAGAAGTGCTAAGAAATACAGCAAATACTCTGATGGTCGTCTAGGTGTTCGTAAGTTAGCGTCAAGAGCGCAATGGACAGTAGAACGGTTTGAGGTGGATAAGACAACAGGAGATGTCTTAGGTGTCCACCAAGAACAAAACTACGGAATTAACACGCTTTTCATTCCGTCTACAAAACTACTACATTACAAAACGACGAACACGAACAACGACCCATCTGGACGCTCTATCCTACGGAATGCATACTCTGCTTACCAATATCTTAAGAACCTACAAAACATCGAAGCGATTGCGGTAGAGCGTGAATTACATGGGGTTCCAGTTGGTCGTATTGCTGCAGAGTATCTCAGTCCTGATGCAACGGCTGATCAGGCATCTGTACGATCACAGATGGAGAAGATTCTACGTGATCTTAAGTTTAATGAACAAGGTTATGCTCTTCTTCCTTCTGATGTCTATCGTGATGCTGATGGGAAGCCTACTAATCAACGTATCGTGGACATCGAACTTATCGCATCAAATGGCTCTCGAAACATTGATATTAACCCTATCATCAGCCGTTATCAGCATGATATTGCTCGTAGTGTTATGGCTGAGTTTTTGATGTTGGGAGCAGGAGCAAATGGCTCTTATGCATTGTCTAAGTCTAAAACTGACTTATTCCTACGATCTATGGAGTCTTATATTAACTCTATCTTTGATGTGTTGAATAAGCAACTTGTTGAGCGTTTATGGCACATGAATGGTCTAAATTTTGACCTAATGCCTAAAATTTGCGCTGGTGACGTTGCTCCACACGATTTACGTGAACTTGGTAGCTATTTACGCAACCTGAACGGTGCAAACATTGATTTGAGCGACCAAGATGACATAGTTAACGCTCTGTTGGCTAATGCAGAGCTTCCACCAAAGAAAGTGAGTGAGTAATGCGTCAATTATTCGATCATATCGAAACGTCAGATACTACGTGTGAATCTGTATCTGCCCCTATATCAAGCGGTTCTGCCACAGAGGTAAAAGGCTCTTCAGGAATTGTGTATATGGTATCCAACCCTGCAGCAGTAGCTGTAGACCTCATTGATGGTTCTACAACTATTATGCAAGTACCTGCTGACTCAGTTTTATGCCCAGCGGTTCCAATTTACTTTGGCACATCTATTAAGATTAAGAGTGCTGGCGCAGCTAAAACTGCGTATATCATGTATGAGTAAAAAATGGCTAGTTTAGCAGACAGAGTATTCGACAACGGCCTTACAGTCTTAGATACTGAGGCAAACCGTATCGACATCACTTCACAAGAGGCTACAACATACGCAGAAGCTACCAGTACCTACACTCTAGGTAATTCTACGTCACTTTCTATTAGCGCACCTGCTGATCGCAGTGGTGGAGGTCGTGAGGTCACTGCAGCGGCTATCTCAGACGGCTCTGTAAGCGGCACAGGCACTGCAACGCATTATGCGATAGTAGACACCTCAAACTCTCGTTTGCTCGCCACAGGCTCTCTCAGTGCCTCTCAGAGTGTAACATCTGGTAACACCTTCTCCCTAGCTTCATTCACAATCGGTATCCCTGATCCTGCATAAGGTTTATCATGGTCAAACTTGTCAACAGGGCAAAGATGTCCACAAGCACTACTGGAACTGGGACAATAACTTTAGGTTCTGCTGAGACAGGTTACCAAAGTTTCTCTGATGCAGGTGTTACTGATGGGGATGTTGTTTCATACGTCATAGAAGACGGAGACAACTGGGAGATCGGTAGAGGTGTATATACCGCCAGTGGTACAACACTAACTAGAGGGCCACTGGAGTCCAATAACAGCGATTCAGCTATAACTCTATCAGGTTCTGCTAAGGTCTTTGTTTCAGCAACTGTCAATGAAGTTTACTCTTACGCCGCAACAACTATTAGTGCAGACCAGACATTAAATGCTAGTGTAGAGTACGAGACAGGTAGTGGCACTACTATAAACTCTGGGGTTACTCTAACAATACCTGTCAACGCACAATTAGTCGTCAACACTTACACAGAGAAACGTCCACTTTAAGGTTACACAATGGGATTGAAATTAAATACCGCATCAGGTTCGATCACAATAACCGCTGAAGACGGATCGGGTAATGCTGACGTAACTATACCTCGTGCAGGTATTGGTACAGTTACTAGCTTAGGTGACTTAAGTGTTACTGCTACCGCTAATGAACTAAACATTCTTGATGGTGCAACAGTAACAACTACAGAACTTAATTATGTAGACGGTGTAACCAGTGCGATACAGACACAGTTAGACGCTAAAGGCACTGTCTCAAGTTTATCTGATTTGTCTATTACGGCTACTGCGTCAGAGTTAAATACTCTAGATGGAATAACTGCCACTGTAACTGAACTAAATTATGTTGATGGAGTCACAAGCTCTATTCAAACTCAGTTAAACAGTAAGATTACAGCAGACGTAACAGGCGAGTTTATTGCCGACAGCTATAATGAGACTTACGCTGCAGTTACATCAAGCTCTAACGCCACTACAGTAAACTGTCACAACGGCAACGCATTCAGCCACACACTGACAGAGAACACCACGTTCACGTTCTCTAACCCTCCTGCATCAGGAACAGCTTTTACTTTTAGCTTAGAGATTATTCAAGACTCTAGCGCAAGCGGTTACACAGTTACTTGGCCCAGCGCAGTGGATTGGCCTTCAGCAACAGCACCAACGCTAACAGCGACCGCATCTGCTAAAGACGTATTTGTATTCTACACCAGAGATGGTGGCACTACTTGGTATGGATTCACTTCAGGACAGGCTTTGGGATAAACAAAGGTAGATAGATGGTAGGCTTCTCCCCATTAGCCTCTAGTGCTTTAGGCGATGAGGGCATAGTCAACTATGAGCTTACGGCAGCTAACATTGCCTCACAAGCTCCCTCAGTAGCAAACGCTACTCTTACCCAAGACCATGACCTTACAGCTACAGCGTTTGTAGCAGGAACTCCAGAGGCTAACCAGAGTACACTAACTCAGGATCACAGCCTAACAGCGTCAAATGTTCTTACAGGGAACTCTGTAGCATCTGATGTAACAATGGCAGAGGACGAGACATTCTCTGCGCCAGCACTAGAAGCTGGTAACCCTGCTCTCGCTGATGTCGATCTAACACAAGATCACGATTTCAACGTAACGAGTTTTGTTAGTGGTAACCCAAGCCCCCAGACTACCACACTAACTCAAGACCATAGCTTTAACGCAACAAGTTTCGTATCTGGTACACCAGAGCTAGGAACAATAAGCGTCACAGTTATAGCATCCCTAAGTCCTGTATCATTTATCACAGGCACACCAAGTTTAGCTGCAGCAAATCTTACACAAGACCACAGCTTAACTCCTAACTCAATCGTCACTCCAGTACCTGACGTAGATGCAGCCGCCGACCCAGACGCACTCCTCGCCCAAGAAACACAGGAAATAGAACAAATGATTGGTGGTTGGACACGCAGAGCATACGAGGTTCCTGATGGAAGACTTGTACAAGGCGAGCGTGAAATTCAACAGACTTACGGAGACAAAGTGTCTATTGACCGTAAGGCTAAGTCTCTGATCAAGTTTGGGCGTTCTGCTGAACTAGGTACAAATGCGCTAGAGACAGTATGGACTTGTGGTGACGACGAAGTCTACGTTACAGACAACACTATTTCCCACGTATCCTCTTCGTCAGCTTCTGACACACAAGAAGTTACTATTGAGGGTCACACGATAAGCAACGGTGAGTTTACCTTCGTTATTCAGACTGCCACACTAAACGGTCAAAATACAGTAGCTCTAACTACAGACCTCGCTCGTGTATCTCGTATGTATAACAGTGATAGTACAGAGCTTGTAGGTCGTGTTGTAGTTTATGAGAACACTACTATTTCCGCTGGTGTTCCTACAGACGCAACTAAGATACACATTGATATTCCTGCAGGGTTCCAACAGTCATTTAAAGCTGCAACTACATTCAGTAAGAATGACTACTTTATCTGTACAGGTTTCTACGGAGCAGTTAGCTCTAAGCAATCAGGTTCTGTAGATTTCTATCCTGAGATTAGACAAGCAGGTAAGGTATTCCGTCAAGCAGGTTGCTTTACAGCATCAACAAGTGGTGGTGCAGCAGACATTGTCTTAGACCCCCCTCTTATTGTCCCTAAGAATGCAGACATCCGTATTCGTTGTGAGACAGAAACTAATAACCTAGTCGTCTTTGGCATCTTCAAAGGCTACATCGCTAAGGTACTCTAATGCCATACTCTAGTAATGCAGAACTTCCTAAAGCGGTACGACAAACTGTACCAGAAGACAAGCATACGCAATTCCGTCGAGTGTTCAACTCAGTGCTAGAAGACACTAAGAATGAACAACGTGCCTTTCAGTCAGCTTGGGCTGCAGTAAAGAAACGTCAGATGGATGACGATATTTTCACTACACCTGCCGAAGCCCGAAGTAGATCATTTATGATGGGCTTTGATGGTGACATTCATACTCACGAGGTTGGTGCTGTCGTATATTATATGCCAGCTAAAACGCATGAGGAATACCTCAACTACCACAAAGAGCTTGCAGGTATTCAAGAAGTCCCTCAACAAGAGGAAGAGAGTGAAGATGATCTCTTGGCTCGTATTCTTACGGCGGTTATTGAAGAAGTAACTAAAGTAGAGACTAGCACTCTCGCTGCAAAAGTAAAAGAACATAATGAGAAGCATGGAGGCAAGGGTAAAGTTACCACTTCCATGTTGCGTCAAGTATATAACAGAGGTGTAGGCGCATATAAGACGAACCCAACTTCGGTACGTCCAAATGTCTCATCTCCAGAACAGTGGGCAATGGCTCGTGTCAACAACTTCCTTCGCACTATCCGCACAGGTCGCTTTCGTAGTGGTAAGCATGACACTGATCTCCTACCTTCTAAGCATCCTCTTAGTACAAGGAAGTCACAAGTATGGGATGGAAGCGATTTACCAACGCAGGAGCAAGTTGATAAAGCCGATAAGCCTCTAAACAAACCCTTCAGACTACCTGCAGGATCAAGCAAGAAGTTTGGAGTTTATGTAAAAGACGGTGATAAAACCAAGAAAGTCACTTTTGGTGATCCTAACATGGAAATCCGTCGAGATGACCCCAAGGCTCGTGCCAACTTCCGTAGCAGACATTCTTGCGATACCGCATCAGATAAGACCTCTGCTCGTTACTGGTCTTGTCGTATGTGGGAGAAAGGCACTTCAGTGACTGATTTAACAAAAGACATCGAAGGGCAAATCCTAAAGACTGATGATGAACAACGCATCGTCTATGGATGGGCCTCTGTCATTACTGAAAAAGGTGAACGTGTAGTTGACCGTCAGGGTGACGTAATCGAAGCCGACACATTAGTAAAAGCTGTGAATGATTTCATGGAAAATGTACGTGTCGGTAAAACAATGCATACAGGCGAACAAACAGGGATGGTTATCCACTCTCTGCCAATCACCAAAGAGATAGGTGATAGCCTTGGCATACAGAGTGATCGTGAAGGCTGGGTCGTAGCTTACAAAGTATACGACGATGCAGTCTGGAACATGGTCAAATCTGGTGAACTTGCGGCCTTCAGCATTGGCGGTCGTGCGATTAAGGAGAAACTACATGAACCTTCTTAAGCAATTAGAGCTTGATGAGCTATCTCTGGTGGATCGCCCAGCTAATGCGCAAGCCAAGGTTGCCCTATTCAAGCGAGATTCCAAAGAGGAAACTATGGAAAAAGCATATAAAATGACTGAAGAGCAGGAAAAGAACCTAGACAATCTTCCACCTGCTGTTCGTGCCAAAATTCGTGAGAACATGGATAAGGGTATGAACTACAATGAAGCTATGAAAATGGCTGAAAAAGAAATGAAGATGATGGACGAAGACATGAAAAAGTCTGATGATGAGGTAGACCTAAGCCTAGATGTTCTAGAAGCTGAAGTCGAAACCCTTAAGGCAGACAACGAGCGTCTTCGCAAGTCTTTGATTGAGAATGGTTTTGTTATCAAAGCTGACGAAATTGAAAAGAAAGAACAAGTAGAGACAATCGAAGTGAATGGTGAGATGGTTGTTAAATCAGACATCCCTGCTCCTGTCTTGAAAGCTCTTGAAGAAGCTGCAGTAGAAAAGCGTCAGGTTGAACTACGCAAAGCTGCTGAAGCTGAGTTACCACACTTCAACGTAGAAGTTGCTATGCAATTACTAGACGTTGTCAAAGGTGACGAAAAAGTTCTAGAGGCACTCAAAGGCGCAGATGCTGCTTTTGCTGCTGCTATGGATGAAACTGGGGAAAAAGTTGTCGATGCTGACATGCTAGACCCACAATCTAAATTAGACAAGATGGTAGAGGCACATGCTAATGAGCATGGTGTCAACAAATACGCTGCTTTTGATGCCATCAGTAAAACAGCAGAGGGTAAAGCCCTCATTGCCAAAACTTATGAAAAGGGTGAGTAATCATGGCTGTACAAGAATCGCGTGATACACGCACATTTATTGCTGGCGAAGACCTATCATCTTCTCAGTTCAAATTCGTAACTCTTGAAGCAGACGGACAGGTTGATCTAGCCGATGCTGATGCAGAGAACTGCATTGGTGTTTTAATCAACGATCCAGCTTCAGGTTCAGAAGCAACTGTTGTTATCTCTGGTAAAACAATGGTCACTGCTGGCGGTGCTATCACTGCTGGTGACGAAATTGTAACAGATACATCAGGTGATGCTGTAGAACTTACTACATCTTCATCTGCAACAGCAATCACAATGGGTTATGCTCTAGAAGACGCTGCAGACGGTCAAGTATTCGCTATCGAATTGATCCAAGGCGGCAACTCTTCTG